GTGCTCTGCCCGTTACAGTACAACTTCGCTCGATGAAGCTTGGACTGCCAACCACAGAAATTTATCCATTTAGTGAAGTTGTGATCGATCCTGCAAATGTTAATATTTCCGATGATGGTAGTGCAGTCACAACAGTAACTTTCCCATCTCCAGTATATCTTAGAGGTGGAGAAGAACATGCAGTTGTTCTTCTGTCAGAATCAACTTCATATCAAGTTTGGATTTCAAGACTCGGTGAACCAGACAGGACAACCGCCGGGTTAGCAGAATCTCAGCAAATATTTGTAACCGAGCAACCACTTTTAGGTTCATTATTTAAGTCTCAAAACGCTTCTACTTGGACTCCAAGCCAATATGAAGATCTGAAATTTAATTTATATCAAGCAGTATTTACTGATGAAGTTGGGGATATTAATTTCTATAATCCACAACTCAACATTGGTAACAAACAAATTGCTAATCTTTTAAAGAATCCTCTTGAAATGAATTCAAGAAAGATTCGTGTTGGATTAGGAACTACGGTAACTAGCACAAACTTTATTGTTGGAACTACAGTTTCCCAAAGAAATTCAAATGCAACTGGCAATTATGTTGGATCTGCTGGATCTGCAACTAACACACTTACAATTACAAATGCAGGTATCGGTTACTCTGATGGATCTTACAGTGGAGTTTCTTTGACTAATGTAACTGGATCTGGAGTTAATGCAACTGCAAACATTACAATTTCTGGAAACGTAGCTACAGCAGCAACGATTAGTGCTGGAGGATCTGGATATCGAGTTGGTGATGTTCTGAGTGTATCTAGTTTAAATGGAAGCACTCTTGGATCCAATCTGAGACTTTCTGTTGGGCAAATAGCAGGCATTAATGAAATTATTCTTGATAAAGTTCAAGGCAATTTCACTACTGGTGCTGGTAGTACAATTGCATATGTTGTATCTGGAATCGGGATCACTGATTTGAATGGTGGCGGGGTAACTGCAAGTTATGTAACCGTAGATTCTGAGGAATTTGATGGATTGCATATCAAGGTAAATCATAAAAACCATGGTATGTATGCCTTAAATAACAACGTTGTTATTTCTGGAACATATTCTGACATAACTCCTACAACATTGAACGCTGCATATGCTAAAGAGGATTCTGGAAGCATTGTACTTGTAAGTTCATCTAATTTCTCTACATTTGAAAATGTTGGTGTTGCATCAACAAATCCAGGATATGTTTTAATTGGTGATGAGATTATCGCATATCAAGGAGTTAATGGAAATACTTTGACTGGAATTACCAGACAAATTGATCAAACCAAAGCTTTCTCATATACTGCTGGAACTCCAGTATTCAAATATGAATTAAATGGTGTTTCTCTTAGAAGAATTAACAAAACTCACACTCTTCAAGATGTTGGGTTCTCTTCAGCAAGGCCTTTTGATCTTGACTATTACTATCTGAAAATTGATTCAAGTTCTGCTGGTAATTCGGCATCTTTACCACAAGGTCAAGTTAATAGAAGTGTCGCAACTTCATTCCCACCACTTTATATTAATGAAACAAAATCTGCGGGTGGAACAAACATTTATGCAACTCAAAACATTCCTTTCGAAATTATAAGACCAAATATTCAAACGATGAACTTGCTTGGAACAGGTCTCTCTGCTTCGATTAGAACAGTAACTGGTTCAAGTGTCGATGGAAATGATGAATCTTATACTGATGCAGGATATGAACCAATTTCTCTGACATCAAACAATTATCTCAATTCCACAAGAATTGTAGCTGCATCAGTCAATGAGACTTCTGCTTTAACTACACTTCCAGGAAATAAATCATTTACTCTGAATATCAAGATGGATACTTTTGACAGAAATGTGTCTCCAGTTATTGATTTGGATAGAGTATCTGCAATCTTTATTAGTAATAGAGTAAATAGTCCAATCGAAAACTATGCAACCGATTTTAGAGTTTCTACCCTTGAGGACGATCCATCAGCATTTGTTTATGCATCAAATCCAATTGCACTTGAAGTTCCAGCATCTTCTCTGAAAGTTATTATGAGTGCATATGTTAACAGAATTGGCGATCTAAGGGCATTCTATGCCCTTCTGGGCGATCCTACGGAGAAACCCATCTACTATCCATTCCCAGGGTATAATAATCTTGACAGTCTTGGTAATGTAATTAATACTGCAAACAATGATGGATTATCTGATGTCAAGATTGCAAAAACTGATAATCTTGCCAACCTGAGTCAGAATCTTGATTACAAGGAGTATACATTCACTACTAATAATCTGACAGATTTTAGATACTTTAGTATTAAATTGATTGGATCATCAACCGATATGGCCCACCCACCAAGATTAAAGGACCTTAGAGTTATTGCTCTTGCGTAATTATGAATACAAAATTTTCCAAAGTTGAAGGTTATAATAACCTAATTCGTGATAATTCCACAAATGCAATTTTAAACACAAATATGAGTGACTATCAAAATTATAAAAATTTAAAATTAGCAAAAGAATCTGAAGGACAAAAACTTCAAAAACTTGAGGATGATATGTGTAGAATGAAAAATGATCTCGATGAAATTAAAAATCTTTTAAGAGTTTTGACCTATGAATCCAAATAATATTGAACTTACAAATTTGAATAAATGCTTTGAATATGAAAAGGTTGCTCGTGATATAGATAGTATAAGCGATATTGATGAGTTAAAAAATCTCGCTAAATCGTTTGCAAAGTTATATCTCAAGCAAGAAGAAGTTTTATCTGAACTCAAATGGCCCAACCCAGCACAAGACAAGAACTGATTGATTACTGCAAAAGAAAACTGGGATATCCAGTTTTGGAAATCAACGTTGCTGATGAGCAAATAGAAGATCTTGTTGATGATGCGGTTCAATATTTTCAAGAACGTCATTTTGATGGTGTCTATCAGACATACATGAAGTATCGAATAACTCAAGATGATATTGATAGGGGAAGAGCTAGAGGAGGAAATACAGGTTCTGTTGGAATTACTACAACAACCGTAACAGAAACAGTCGGGCTTACAACATCATTTAATTTTGAAGAAAACGGAAATTATTTACCAGTTCCGCCATCAGTAATTGGTGTTAATAAAATTTATAAATTTGATGGCACTAATAGCATTACTCACAATATGTTCAGTGTCAAATATCAGTTATTCTTAAATGATATTTACTATTGGGGCACCACTGAACTTTTAACCTATGCTATGGTTAAAACTTATCTGGAAGATATTGATTTCTTATTAACGACTGAGAAGCAAATTAGATTTAATAAGAGACAAGATAGACTGTATATTGATATTGATTGGGGAAGTGCTGCTGTCGGAAACTACATTATTATCGATTGCTTTAGGACATTAGATCCTAATGATTATTCTAGAGTTTGGAATGATTCTTTCTTAAAACCATATTTGACTGCATTGATTAAGCGTCAGTGGGGGCAAAACATGATGAAATTTACGGGAGTCAAATTGCCTGGTGGTGTGGAACTGAATGGAAGACAGATGTATGAAGATGCTCAAAGAGAAATAGATCTCATTATGGAAAGAATGTCCAATACTTATGAATTACCACCGTTAGACATGATCGGATAATATGCTTAATCCATTTTTTCTTCAAGGGTCTAAAACCGAACAATCGTTAATTCAAGATTTAATTAACGAACAACTTCGTATGTATGGAGTTGAAATATATTATATCCCTAGAAGTTATATTACTAAAAAAAGTGTTATAAGAGAAGTCATCGAATCAAAATTCACCCAGGCACTCCCAATCGAAGCTTATGTTAATACTTATGATGGATATGAGGGGCAAGGAACAATACTTTCCAAATTTGGTATTCAACCTTTAACAGATTTAACTGTAACAATTTCAAGAGAACGATTTGAAAATTATATTACACCATTAATAAAAGATAGACCAAATGTTGAATTATCTACGAGACCAAAAGAGGGTGATTTAATTTGGTTTCCCCTTGGAGATAGATTGTTTGAAATTAAATTTGTAGAACATGAGCAACCCTTCTATCAATTACAAAAAACTTATGTTTATGAGTTGAAATGTGAACTCTTCAGATATGAGGATGAAGAACTCAATACTGATGTTCCAGAAATTGATGATAATATCCTTAACGATGGATATACACAAACTCTAAATTTAGTTGGAGTTGGAACTACAGCAACTGCGATTACCGGAATACTTAATGGTGCTGTACGTTTAATTACTGTAACAAATAGAGGACGTGGATATATTTCTCTACCTCAAGTTGCAATTTCTTCTGCACCATCTGGTGGATTAACAGCAGTTGGAGTCGCAACATTTATTGATACTATTGTGGATTGTAATGGAACAACATCTAATAAGATTCAAGGAGTTGAACTTATAAATCCTGGATATGGATATACTGTTGCTCCTGGGATTGTATTTGTTGGTGGAGGTGGATCTGGGGCAGCTGCAACGGCATCAATTGGTAATGGAGTTGTTGGAGTAATTACAGTAACAAATGGTGGTGGGGGTTATGCAACTCCGCCAATCGTTACTATTCCTGCTGCTCCAGCTGGAGGCATTAGTGCTACTGCAAGAGCATACATTAATACTGTTGGTGTTGTAACTTCAATTAGAATTATAAATGCCGGTGCTGGATATACTGTTGCACCTACTATTACTATTGCAACACCAGCATCATCTGGTGTTGGCACTTATATTCATGGAGAAACTGTTACAGGAAGTATCAGTGGAACGACTGCATTAGTCAAATCTTGGAATGCTCCTACAGGTGAACTTAATGTTTATAAGATAAATGGAAACTTTATTAATGGTGACGTTATAACTGGAGCTGGATCATCTGCTGCATATAAACTGAGAATATATTCTACTGATGATAATGTCGATAGATATGCTCAAAATGATGTAATTGAGTCTGAAGCGGATCAAATCGTAGACTTTTCTGAGACAAATCCATTTGGAACACCATAATTAAATATTTTTATTTGTTAAATAGATTATATAAGCAATTGCTAACATGTTTGAATATTTTTATCACGAAATATTGAGGAGTACAATTGTAGCGTTTGGTACTATATTCAATGATATTTCAATCAAACACACAAATGATTCTGATAATGTAACGAGTGTAATTAAAGTTCCATTAGCTTATGGACCCACTCAGAAATTTTTAGCAAGACTAGAACAAGTTCCCGATCTTAACAAACCAGTTCAAATTTCTTTACCAAGAATGTCATTTGAATTTACTGGTTTAACTTATGATCCTTCTAGAAAAGTTACAACGACTCAGACATTTCTTTCTGGTTTAGCTTCGGATACAACTAAACCAAGAAAAACTTATATGCCAGTTCCATATAATATGAGTTTTGAGTTAGCAATCTATACAAAATTAAATGATGATATGCTTCAAATTGTGGAGCAAATTTTGCCATATTTTCAACCAGCATATACATTATCGGTTGATCTAGTAAGAACGATTGGAGAAAAACGAGATATTCCAGTTGTCTTTGAAGGAATAACAATGAGAGATGAATATGAAGGTGATTTTAATACTAGGAGATCTTTATACTATACTCTTAGATTTACTGCCAAAACATACTTGTTTGGCCCAGTTGCAGATATATCCAAAGATATTATCAAAAAAGTTACTATCGGATATATTGGTGGAGATCAATCTTCAAGTCCATCAAGAGATCTTTCTTACAGTGTTGAACCTCGTGCAACTAAGAACTATACTGGTACTGTAACAACTAATCTTGCACAAGATATTGATGCATTATCAACTACTAATTTTATAGATGTTGTTGATGCATCATCTATTTCTGCAGCAACATATATTGTAATTGATAGTGAAGAAATGTATGTAGAATCAATATCTGGAAACACACTCAAAGTTACAAGAGGATCTGATAACACAGTTATTGCACCTCATGTGAACGGTTCTGCAGTTAAGAAAATTACGACTGCAGATAATGCATTGATACAACTTGGCGACGATTTTGGATTTAGTGGATCATGAAAATGACAAAGAAATTCGACAAATTAAACGAGACTTTTGATATTTCTGGAGAAATAGTCGAATCAAAGTCGGAAACTGTCGAGACAAAAATCGAATCAATTTCATCTTCGGTTGAAGATATTAAAAAAGATTATGAATATACTAGAGGAAATTTGTATTCAATTATTGAAAAGGGGCAGGAAGCCATTAATGGTATTTTAGAACTTGCACAAGAAAGTGAAATGCCTAGAGCTTATGAAGTTGCTGGACAATTAATTAAAAATGTCTCAGATGCAACCGATAAATTAATGGATCTTCAGAAAAAACTAAAAGATATTGAAGAAACTAAACAAGTTCGTGGTCCTACAAATGTGACAAATGCATTGTTCGTTGGATCAACTGCAGAACTTTCCAAACTTTTAAAGGATGGATTGGGAACAGATAATAAATAGTTGAAAAAGTCCCATGGCAGTACCAGCAGTAAATATAGTAATTGAAAAGGGAGCAGACTATTTTGCAACTTTTACAATTACAAATCCAGATGGAACTCCATATAATTTAACAAATAGTAGTGCATTGTCAACTTTAAAAAAATTTCCAGATGCAACATCTGGAATTACGACATTCACATCTTCTTTAGTTGTTGCCACTGGAAAGGTAACAATATCACTTGGAAATTCTATTACAAGTGAACTTGATATGGGTCGTCATTATTACAATATTTTAATAACAAACAATACAACGAATAAAAAAACGAGAGTTATTGAGGGGATGGCTATTGTTACATAAATATTTTTAAACCTAGAGTATTCCCATGGCAGATTATTCTGTTAGTATGGATGGTTCAAATTCATTCTCCGTATCAGTAGAGAGGGCTATTGTGGCAGATAGACTTTCAGATCTTAGTGATGTTAGTGCC